GCCTAGTGGCTGCATCCATCAAGAATTGCTGGGTGCTCATCAGATCGCTTCTGGTTCATCCGTAAACAGCATATCTTCCGATTCTACATCCCCATCAAGGTCTTCGTCTGTTCGTTCCGAGTCGATCAAATTAGCCCGTCGCATCAAGTGCCGCAGGTCTTGCTTGCCTATAACCCCGCGATCCATTAGCTGTATCTGAGCCATTAGCAATTGCGGGTCAATGGTTGCGTCATAGAATTCTTTGTTAATGTAGAATTCTGGCTCTTGCGTCCCGCCCATAAACTCCATTGCCCACTCAAAGCACTTATAAAACGCCGCCTCGACGTTGATAATGATCGAGCCCAGTTTGGAATTCTGCCCAGCGAACCGAATCTTGGCCGCTTCTGCTGTCTCGGTTCCCGATACGTCTTGGATGATCCGAGTGCCGATCTTGACCATCTGTTGCTCTTTGATCTCCATGCCTTTTAGTGGCATTTGATTTTCTGAGGCTTGAAGCAATTGAGCGCTGCCGCCTTCGGGTAGCAAGATCGCAGACCGTGAGCCAAAGGCTATTCCGCTGGACATATTCTGCTCGACCCAGCTTTGAGTCAGTCCAGATAACGCGGGTGTCGGTTGGCCTACCAAGAACGATGATTCTTCATAGTCAGCCGAGTTGCGATAATGGCTGATGTTGATCTCGGCTATATCGTACAACGGGGCTTTGTCTACAGTCTCGTCATTGTTGATTGAGCCAGCAAAAATGAACGGTATCTCGTCCCACAATGACCCATCCAGCTTGCGCGGGTATATGTTCCCATCGCCTTCGTATACAACCAGCTCATTGTTTTCGTCATATAGATTCTGGACGTATACGCCGTCTTCCAATCGGAGCACCCTGTGATACATGCACGTTTCAGTCTCAAACCCGTCTTCCGTGACTTTTTCAGTCGGCTCTTGTAATACCACAAGCGATAATTTTTTCAGGCCGCCGACCGTCTTGGTGCGCCAATTAATAATAGATTCCGCTGGGTAGGGCAGGATATTAGCCCGAAGGTTCATTGACCTGACTTCCGAATCAGTCAAACCCATCGGGGCGCTCGGGTAATCAACCAGCAACCCGTAACGCCCAACCAGCAAACAATCCGACGCGGCATCCTTCACCATCTGATCGGCAGACAGCCCGTCACCATTGGCGTTGTCAACCATGTAGTCAATCGCTGGATCAACCTCAATGGTGCAAGCCTTGCGGAACACCATGCCCAACATGCCTTCTTTGGTATGCCCGACAAAGTTTACAAAGTTGGCTCGCTCAACATAGGCTTGGTATCTGAGTTTGTTCTCAGCGCTGCCGTCGTTTGCGTTAGGTGGTGGTAAGTATGCTGTTCCAGCCAGGCCACCAAGTGATCCTTGAGCGCCTTTGGGTCGCATTTTAATTGCTGATGCGCCTTCGTCACAGTCTCGGACGGTGCGCCATTTGTGTAGGTTTTTATCGTATTCTGTGCAGGTGCTATCAACTGGCATATTATCAACTCACGAAGCGGATTTTTAAATCAGCCACAGGCTTGATTATGGGCATTTCAAACGCTATCGGATAAGTCCCTGCATCTGGCAAGTGGTCAAGGTTCGACTTCTTGTCAGGCGCTCCGTTTGCGTCATACGCCAATTGTTCGAGACAACGGGCAAACTCTGGGCATTTCTGGTCATTGACGAAGACCTTACCCTTTGTAAATGCAACATTGGAAGCCAAGACCCGTTCCTTCACCAAAGGGTTGGACTTGTTGGCATACACCGAGAATCCAGCACCTTCAAGCAATGATATATCGCTCTTTGAAGCATCGACCGTCTTCCTGCTTTTGCCACTGGCATCTGGGTAAACTCGGATTGAGTGGCCCTGATACCTTTCCAATATAATGTCGATCATGTTCGGCGTATCATATACCCCTTTCAACTCATCGACAGCGTGCCATTCTGCCCCTCGCTGGACGTATACAACGGCACTCATATTGGTGACGTTAAAGTCCATTCCGATCATTAACAGCTCGCCCTCAATCATAATTTCAGACGACCTGCAAGCGATTCTATCATAACCGTGATAAACAGTACCACTTTGTAGGTTGACAAATTCGCCTTCAAGATATGCTGCCAGTAATGCTTCGGGGTATATGTCTCGCAGCGATTGAATGTAGCCTTCTGGCAAGTGCGGGTTTGATTCCGTTGGTGCCTGGATTATTTTATACCCTTCGGCTGGCTTCTTCTTCCATGTGTTATATACAAACTTGAAGCCTTCAGGCGTTGTGGTTACGCCAATCGTATTGCGTGAACCGTCGCGTTTTTTCTGCCGATTCCTTGCCAATATCTGCCGCCATGCGTGAGACGCTTCCTCGGTCTTCATGGTGTCAAGCTCGTCAATGTCAGCGTCGCCATGCTCATACCCCACAATCCGATGAGGCGAGTCCATTGACCGAAAGATGATTTTACCCATGCCAGCTATGTCAATGTAGTTGATCGGGCTTTTATATAACTTGTACGGAATGTTGAGCGCTTCTAGTGCTTCTTCAAACCGCGGGAAGGCAATCATACGAATCAAGTCATAAGTCGGAGCATAAAAGCCACGATTCACTTCTGGGTGCCTGAGCTTGCCAATGATTGCCCTGTTTACTGCCGCCTCAGTCTTACCAGCGCCGAACCCAGCTACCAGCGCGGGGAACGGTTCAGTGGTCAGCATGTAATCAAACTGAGGTTTGGTTGGGCTAATCCTCTGCATCATCGTATGGGCTAACGATCTCAATGTGAATCGGTCGGTGGTCTTGCACAATCTCGCTGTGCTCTTTCTGACCGAGCAACTGCTTGCCCAACCAAATCGCCATCGTTGGGTTGCCGCCGTCCATGATCCTGAACTGCTGCCGCCTTACAGATAGCTTGCCCATTGACCGACCGTTATCAACGATCTCAGCAAACGACTCGTCCTCAGCCATTCGGCGCTCGATTGTTTTCTTATTACACCCGAAGTATGCAGCTATCTCCTCGACAGTACAGTTGAGGTGGCACAACTTCTTCAGTTCTTCTGGGTCGATATTCAATCGCGGCCTTCCTACAGGGTTTGCCATATCAATACGGCTTGGGTTTAGGTTTAGGTTTTGGCTTGCCTTTCAACTTGGGTTTCTTAGGCCACATTACCATTTCTCCTTATTCGCCCAATAAGCCGCAGACATTTTGCCCTTGGCGATGTTCTTTGCATGTCTGGCTTTGAAGCTGGCCCGTCTTGCTTTATCAGCATCGCTCTCACCTTTGCGTGGCGGCGAACCGCTGACACCTTGCTGACCAAAACGAATAGTCTTTACTTCGTCTCCTTCCTTTGCCAATACGACGTGAGACTTGGTTGGGTGCTTCGGGGTTTTCTTGGGCTTGTTATATCCCTGGACTCCCAGCTTGTCTATTCTTGGGTCTTTTGTGGCCATGATTTACCTTTTATAGATGCGACAAAATTAAATAGATTATTGATCTTTGAGGTTGCTGTAAGTCTTTCCGTTGGATTCTAACACTGCTTCTTTCCCTGTAAAGTCCTGCCAGCGTTTGATAATTACATCGCAGTATTTAGGATCAAGCTCCATCATCCTGCAATTCCTGTTAGTTTTTTCACAAGCTATCATCGTAGAGCCAGAGCCGCCGAAAAGGTCAAGGACAATGCAGTTTGCCACGCTGCTGTTTTGAATGGCACGCTCGCACAATTCAACAGGCTTCATCGTTGGATGTATTTTGGCGTCAGTCGTGCGCTCTATTTTCCAGATCGTTGTCTGCTTCCGATCTTTCACGCGCACTCTGCCTTTTCCGTCTTTCCAACCATACAGACACGGCTCGTTTTGCGAATGATAGTCGCCCTGCGACATGACCAATGAAGGCTTTAACCACTGGATGGTAGACGGACGAGCTTGCGTAAATCCTGCGGATCGAAACGCTGAGATAAACTCAAGTGCCGTGATATCAGCGTGCCAAACGTAGACATTGCTACCCGACTCAAGAAAAGCAAAGGCCGAAGAAAACGCGTCATGCAAAAATGCCTCTAGCTGCGAGTCTTTCAAATGATCGTTTGGCACGCCTTCATAATCAACGCCATAAGGCGGGTCGGTGTGTAACATATTTGCCTTCCGCCCATCCATCAGCTTCTCAACCGCATCAATTTTGGTGCTATCCCCGCACATCAAGCGATGGTTTCCCAATATCCAAACGTCACCCTCAACCGTTACAGGGTCATCCTCAAGCTCAGGAACCTCATCTTCATCGGTCAATCCATCGGCTGGCTCTTCTTCCATCAGCCCTGCAAGAAAATCATCATCAAAGCCTAATAAGTCAATATCAAAATCAAACTCACCCAGACCTTCAATTTCCAGCTTTAAAACATCCAAGTCCCAGCCAGCATTTAAGGCCAGATTATTGTCTGCAATGACGTAAGCCTTGCGCTGTGCTTCTGTTAAGCCTTCCAGCAGGATAGTAGGCACTAACTTAATGCCAAGCTCTTGTGCTGCTTGAAGCCGCCCATGTCCTGCGATTATTCCGTTGTGCTCATCTATCAAGATTGGATTGGTAAAACCAAACTCAGTTATGCTGCGCTTGATTTGTTCCAATTGTTCTTTGCTGTGGGTGCGAGAATTGTTCTCGTATGGAACAAGGTCGCTTGCTGATATGTAGTCAATCTTTAGTTCTGCCATTATCCCCTCTCATGGAATGGTTTTACATTATTGGGCCTGTCTTTATGACCAGATCCGTTTCATCCAGCCCTGCCAGATAGCTGTCAAACTTCCCCATTGCTTTGCGACTGCTACCCACCCCATTAAGATCAGGGTAAAGACTAATCCCACAACCAATGCAGCCCACGACATCAGCAGAAGTATTAGCAACGTGGAACAAGATATGAGTCCGATCAGGAACGTCTTGAACCTGCCATGTGTCTGGCCCAAACCTTGGGGAATTTGTGCGTTTGACTTTGTACTGCCCTGTTGGGATACAAGACTTAAATGGGACGTTGTTAAGCCAGGGGCGTTCGATTGTCCAGAGTTCAAGGTCGTCAATTTTTAGCCTTCCTAATGTT